GGGGTTTTCTATTTAATTTTAATAGAAACTGGTTTATCCTCTTCGGGGATAACTCTAACCAGTTTGACGTGTAGAATTCCGTCTACCATGTCTGCACCACTAACCTCAACATCATCTGCAAGTGTAAAGGTTCTTTTGAAAGCTCTTGAAGCAAGTCCTTTATGGACAAAATCCTTTGAGTCTTCATCTACTTTACCTTCGATTGATAAGACATTTCTTTCTTTTGTGATATCAATGTCTTTCTTACCAAATCCTGCGACTGCAAGTTCAATGCAATAGTTCTCTGCATCTTCCTTTACAATGTTATAAGGTGGGTAGTTAGTAGTCGTATGATGTGTTAGTCTTTCGAGTTCATCGAAGTACCTATCAAATCCTACAGTAAGCGGTCTGAATTGACCAAATATATCTAAATGCGTCATATTTTTCTCCTATTATAGCAAGTTAATATATCCTAACCTCATTTGAGCATTAGGTGTGAGAACCGAGCTCTTTTGAAGACTTGGGGTCACTAGATGTCGGCGTTGCCCAATCCTAGTTCCAAATCCGAGCTCTTTTGAAGTTCTCTACTATATTATATAGGGTCTTTTATGATTTAATCAAGAGGGTTTTTATAATTTTCTGCATCTTTCTTTTGCATCTTTCAATACATCAAGATTACTTGCAATCACCACAGACATTAAGAAGTTCATATGATTCATATCGTATGGTGTTATCCTCTCATTTTTAATATCTGACTTTATAGCAGGAATGAAAACTGCAGTCTTAAATGCAAAAATTTGTGGAACTGAAGGTGATTCACCAAGAAAAGGATTTAGTTCTTTGACACAATCATATTTGAGACCACGATATGTGGTATAGATATCTGCAAGTTGAAGTGTTGTAAATGTAGTCCACTGAAGATTACTAGGCTCTTCAGATAGTGTAAACGACCACTGGTTCGGTCTTTCCTTTAACTGTAATTGAATCAACTTTTGTGAATGTTCTGTTTGGACACTGGAGATAAGTGTCTTGTCCCAACAACACGTCCACCCCATCATAATTTCTTGTTTGTCCCTCGAGTCTAGCACCAAGGTTGACGGCATCTCCAATGACGGAATAGTCAAATCTAAGTTCTGACCCCATATTTCCAACGATGCACTCACCAGTGTTAATCCCAATACCCACGTTAATGGGTGGAAGATTAAGCGGTTTGAGTTCTTCATTGAGTTCCTTGGTTGCAATTAATATTTCTTCTGCAGACTTGACTGCCATCTCGGCGTGGTCGGGACAATCTAAAGGTGCATTCCAAAAACTCATAATACAGTCGCCCATATATTTGTCGATAGTTCCATTATTATTTAGTATTATCTTTGTTTGCATGTCAAGAAATTTGTTAATCAATTCTACTAATCCTTCGGGGTCGTCCTGTTTCATATAGTGTTCGCTTATGGGGGTGAATCCACATATGTCCATGAACATGAAAGTTAACTCTTTTCTATCTCCACCTAATTTTAATAATTCGGGGTTTTCTGCGAGTTGGTCAACCATGTCGGGAGATAAATACTTTTGAAACTGCTTCTTGATTTCTTCTTTGAGTTGGTAGGTTGTATAGTATTGATTGAAAGAGGCATGACCAAAAACAATCAAGGAGGCTATCGATGAAAAGAAGGTATCGAAAAGAACGTAACTTGAAGTCCAAATATAATAACTCCCGAAGATTTGAAGTCCTACAAGTGTTAGACTCATTATCCCCGACAGAACTGTGGGAAGTTTGTAAACCATCACCAATATCAATCCAAGAACTATCAGAAGAAGAACAATTTCTAGCTGTTCAAGATAGTAGGATTGTTGTATACGAACTTCTGACAAAACGGTTTGGATATGGTTCGCTTGAACTTCGTGGGGATACATTACACCCACTGGGGTTGAAACTGGATTATTCAATCCCTCAGCAGTCAGTCCCCAAACAAGAATCTTATTATTAAGATTTAGGTTAGGTAAATCTACTGCAGAGACCCGTTGGAATTCGTTCCAATAGGTTACCATTACATCACTCGTTGGAGTGGTGGTAATAGGTTTGTCCCTACCCATTCGTAACCATTCAACACCTATCTCTGTAATTCTAGTTTGATATGAAGGTTGGTCTGATAATGCACGTAATGTCTCTAGTGCAAGAGAAGGATATACTTGGTCGTTTGCAGTAACAATTAGTGGTATTGACCTTGTTGTTCCGTCAAAGTTTGCAGTACCCGAAACACTAGGTGTTGCAACTGTAACTCCAACTCCATAAGTATTGTCCTGAAGAATCCTGATAGGACTTGATATTCCCGAAAAGTTCCATAACCAGTCCTTTGCATTTCCACCCCCAAAAGTAGAGTTACCTACGAATGGTGCAGAACCAGTATCCTTTTGTATGGTTGGAGCTGCTGATAAAATTGTTAATCTGTTTATCAATCCTTCTGCAAAAATCTCATCTTCTCCTGATTGTCTATCAGGTTGATTGAACAACATAGTGAAAACATGTGTATTAGTGTAATGAGTGTCAAGGAGTAAATCCCTATAGATACTACGTTTTATCGGATACTGTCCGAACACTTCAAGTGATTTTTCGTCTATGTCGACTAAGACAATATTTTCTGACCTGACAACTTCCTGAGATTGATGTAAAACATCAAAGTAAGACCAAGTGATATTCTCTACTAGATAAGGTGACCAAATTTTAAGTCCTACTAATACACCTATAGTGATTAAGACTGTTTTCCACGAGTACATTAACTAAATTTTTTCTGTATCTTTTTAAACATGTAATAGATAGATAATCCATAAGTTGCAAGGACTGTCATTGTGATTCCAATATAGATTAATTCTATCGGGTTGAGAAAGAGAACTTGCCAAACAAAGTTAGCAGCTGCCTCTGCATCACCCATCGCTTCAGGCATTGCAATATCATTCTCTTCTAATACGTCTACTATTTCACTAAACTCATCGTATGTAAGACATTCGTAATATTCTTTAGGACATTCTACCATTTTAATTTCCTTGTGTAACTGATACTGAACAACCGCCTACAGTTAAACAGTTTTGGGTGAGTGTATATGTTAAGTTTGTTGAACTATCTTGTAAAAGATTTAGTGTTGTAGGATAGTTTCCCTGTAGTGTAATTTGTGCATTATGATTTCCCGAACCCTTCTGCATGATACTACTATCTGAACCAGTTGCACTTCCATAGTAGTAAGTTTGTGCATAGTGTGAACCACTACCCGACTGGTGTAGTTCATGGTCTACTGAGTTTGAGTGAATGTCTATGTTATGTGTATGACTTCCGTTTTGATATATGTCTACTGTATTGCTGTTTCCCCATATGTGTCTACCATATGTTGCACCACCTGTTTGTGATACATTCTCGGTGTTGTTAGTCCCGTCTACGTCACCACCCCAAGACTTTCCTGGCCCCCAGTAAGAGACCCAAGAAATAGAGTTTCCATTTCCTGTTTGTAATAAATTGAATGTGTTTCCACCATGTGCAAATGAAAACTTAATTTCATTATCATAACCTTTTTGTGTTATGTTAAGGTCTACATCACCACTTGATACTTGTTCAACGTGGACGTGGTTATCTCCAGCAGATGCCACACTAGTCCACCCCAGTCCCATAAGGGAAAGTAAAAATAGAACTGCAATGTGCTGTGTGGTATCTTTCATTTAATCTATACTAACCATAAAAATAATAATGTAAATATTACTCCTTTACTAAATGATAACCATAACATATGGTAATCGTCTAGTCTCATCGCATCTTGAAATCCAGTTAACTGAAATTCGTGCCATTGACGAAGTTTTTCTAACATACTATTCATACAATTCTCCTAGTTTGTTTGTGTAATGGTAATATTTATAGACGAACCATCACCCACTTTAATTAGTGAACCTTTTTCGTCTGTAGTGGTTCTAATCGTTGCTTGTGCATAGATTGGGATTTTAATGGAGATAACTCCTTGAACTTCCCTGTAGAACCAAATTTGACCAAGACCCTTGTCAACAATTGTATTGTATTGAGTGTCTTTATCAAACCCAAATGCAGTTCCATCTATTCTTGCAACTCCGAAAGGGTCTGCCTTTCTTTCTGCATCGATACCAACCTTTCGGTCAATCTCCAAAACTACATCTAGTAAATCTTGTAAGAAATCGACATCTAATAAGTCTCTGTCGAGTTCTGAATATTCCAACTCATCGTCTTCAAAGTAATCTTCCTCTAAATCATTGAACTCTAAAAAGTCCACGTCTAGAATGTTGTTACTATCATTTTCGTTGTTAGACGATTCTTCTGCAACTTGTTCTTGCACCTCTTCGGGTGGATTCACAATAAACATATTGTCAATCATATTTGCATCTATTCCATTCACTGTCACTGGTTTAGTAGGTGAATCGTCAAAAGTAGACACCATAGTTGCCTGATACGCTTCTTCTAGTGTCACACTTCCACCAGCATTACTCACTATAATCTTACCCGAAGGATTACCAAATCTATCAGGCAAAAGTATAACAAGTGACCTTCCGATTTCATCAATACTTGTAGTGAAATCTGTTCCAACCACAGCAATCTGTGCTGTAGGTGTCGACACTTTAATATTACTTTTCTTTATCTTACCACCGAATCCCGAAGCAAATCGAGCAGTGCCTTGTGCCATTCGTATAGCCATTTTGGATTTGGAAGGGTCGGGGTCGTAATACACCTCGTCTATCCAAACCTTGGAGTGTTCTGTTAAGTCCAGTCGTTCTTCACCTTTGAACTCAATCTTCATTCTCCCATTCTGAGTTTGTGCTGTATCATACATCAACACTTCGGGTAAATAAGCTGCACTGACAATAGAAGACTCTCCGTCTCTCTGAAGTCCTGCTGAACCCGATTGTTCTATAATCTCACCTATCGGTTCACCTGAAAGTGAACCAATAAGTAAAAGATTAATCGTTAGAGTCTTTCTGAACGATGTCAATATCTGCATTAGAAGTCACGAATGACACATCAATAATACCACTACACAATGAACCACTTGGACAACCAGCATCTGAACCACTCTTCTGAATGATGTCGATGTCATTTGTTGAACCAGTTAAGACTGCAGTGATACTGTTATCAGATGCATCTGCTTGGATTGTGTTGATATCATTTGATGAACCTGTCACAGTCCAGTTCCAAACTGCATTGTCACTATCTATTTTAGTAGTGAATACGTTTGATGAACCAGTAAGTGCTAAATCCCAGTTAAGATATTCTGCAGATGCATCATATCCAACATCAATGTCAAATGTGTTAGATGAACCTGTCACAGTTCCTAACATATTTAAATAATCAGCACTACCAACATATCCTACATTCCAGTCCATTGAGTTAGAGTCACCAGTAAAAGTTAAGTTTACTGTGGCATTATCTGCAATGAATGGGCCGTATAATTTGTTTGAGTCCCCGTCCTGTAATAGTGTTAAACTATTGGTTGCACCAGTCAAAATCATATCAATTGATGAACTTGAGAAATCATCTCCACCAACTTTGTTTGCATAACCTTTTTGAGTTATGTTTAAAGTTAAATTGTCACCTGACTGTTGAATCCAAATCTCGTTATCATCTGCAGCTGCAGATACGATTCCAGTTAACCCTAATGATAAACATAATAAAAGAAGTTTATTCTTCATTTGTTTTTCCCTCTATATCGTGAAGTTCGTTTCTCCCATGAGTTCCATGGGGGTGACGATGTCCACCTGTTATTTCCCAAAAACCTCTATCGTGTCCTTGGTATATTAATTCTAAGACAGCAAGTTCAATTGCAGAACGAGTCGCTTTCGTGACTCCTTCATTTGATGCTACACCATCTTCTACTTCAACAAGTTGTGTATCCATATCCACAAACTTGAACACATCATATCCACCACCCGTGCTAAGAATCGTCTTCTTAGTTTGGACATTTAATAAAATCTCTCCTGTAAGTGTTGAGATTCCTCTCAAACTTACGGTCACCACATCTCTCCTATAGGAGTTTGATGCACCGATGCCAAGTGTTCTTGCACCTCGTCCACCACTTTCAATGTTAGTGTCATAACCAACTATCCCACCGTCAAGTAGGATACCAGCAAATAAGAGAGGTTGGATTCCTGTTGGGGTATCTTCATTACCTTCTTGATTTGCAAAGTCTTCTCTTGCACTTCGTATGATTTGTCTCTCTCTTACAAGTGCATCTAAATTTGTTCTTTCTACTACTCTAAACCATTTACCCTTTCCAGCAGTTTTAAGTGCATCAATTAAGAATGCTTCTGCACCTTGGGTCACTGCAGTTGAGAATGATGCAACTCCGTCCATTCTCTTCCTTTGTCCTGTCTTATCTAGAAAACCATACACTGCAACAATCGGCATTGTCTCAGCAGGTGGTAAGTCTGTAAGTTCTTGATAGGTTGGTATCTTCACAACCTCCGCATCCTCAATACATGAACCTACACGTTGCATAACTGTAGAATCACAAGTGTCTTGCATAGAAGGAATACTTGCACACCCACTGGTGAACAAGACTATGACTAGTCCTAGTAATCCTACGTTTTTCATTTAGAAACTTCCTGTTCCAACTGGTATATCTAAAGTTGTTGTCGTTCCGTCTTGTGATACAATTGTTAGTCTAATAAATTCTGCACCATCTTCTCCAACCAATTTTTCGTATGTGACTGTATTCCCTTCTATTGAGAAAACACCATATGATGCAGCTTCTCCGTTAGAGAACATATTTTCTACTAACTGTTTTGCTATCTGAGCATAAATTCTACTTTCTACGTTTCTTAAAAATTTTGCAAGGGTGGTATTATCTGCTTCCCTTTCTGCCTTTGCAATTCTATCTTCTATGTCTTGTGCTATCTTATCACGTCTTGATTTTTCTTGATTCTCAATTGTGAGATAGTGTGATGATTGTCCTATTCCACTGAAGGAAGGACTTTTGAATTTGTGAACTATTTCATCTGCACTTACACTAAGTGCAAAACAAATACTAATTATTACTGTCGGTTTTATCATCTGTCATGTTTCCTCTCTTTTTTTGATTCTCTTTGTATTCGAGAACTACGTCCACTTTTTGTTGTAGACGAATCAAGTCTTGGTCTAACATTCGCACTTGGTCAATCACTTTAATTAATGCAAAGTGTTGTTTTTCGATTTCGGGTTCCAATTTTTCTCCCACAAACCACCAAACGTAATATACGAAATACCCAAGTCCAACCATCATGACGATTGGAAATCCATAATCAGATATAAGTTGTGCTATATTTTCCACTAATCTCTTCTCACGTCAAGTTTCCCGTCTTCTATAAAGTTCTCTGCACGTGCAATTCTCTCTATATCGGGTCTGAGTTCTAAGGCACTTGACACTAACATGTCTATCTTAATCATTTCATTAGACATTGTTCTTGCACGATTCTCTAAACTCTTACAAAACATGGTGAGGGTCTTAATAGAATCCACAACACCTTCAAGTATTTGCTTGATAACAGTGAATATGAAAAACCCCATTACTAAACTTCCAGCAATCGGAGCTCCAACTTCACTTATCAATGCAAATATATCCATACCAGTATTTATACTTAAGAAATGTTCTGTGCATAAAAAAGGGGTCTCTTAGACCCCTCTTTGTCAATCACGTTTCAGTTTATAACTGGTCACGTAATTCATTGATAACAGCTGCTTTTGAACCACTCTTTTTGACTTTAAGACTCTTCTTATCTGCCATTTCTAAGAGTTGATTCTTAGTTAACTTCTTCAATTCTGCAACACTAGGCTTTTTAGCTGGTGTTTTTGGACTAGAGGTTGGTTTTGAAACTGACTTCTTGTCCTCTTTCTTTTGAAAAAAGTAAACTAATCCAACTATAACAATAATTCCAATTATAATTTCCATAGTATTACCCCAATTTATTTATCTAACAATGGATTTTTATCCTTTGCTTTACCAATTGCTAATGCAAGGACTTCTAGGTATTTGTATACCTTGGCCCATATCTTATCATCATGTGGTGTAGGTGTCAAAGCGACAATAACACTACAGATTGATATTACGACTGGAATTACCATTAGTAAATTCCAAATCCCCATAATGAAATCTATTATTCCTGCGAACATAGTATCCTCCATATGTTATGATTTATTTATAACAGTTGTATTTAGTTATTTACTGAACCGATTGAGTATTTTGTTGTCAATTTCCATTCGGATTTCTCTCTAAATGGAATGATTTTTATCTGACTTAGGGGTGCTTTTGGTTCTTCTATTTGTTGTTTTTTGACAACTGAAACTAGTTTCCATTGTTCTAAAAGTGACACTATAGTGTTCCTTCTTGCAATATCTGACTCGTCTAAGTTGGACGGCTTACCGTCTAGTTTGAATAGTTCTTTAAAGTGAGTGATATAATACTTACCACGTTTGTGTAAAATATGACAAGACTGGAATAGTTCTTTGTCTTTACGTGAGGCAACACCTATCCGTGATAGTGTTTCTCTAATCTTTAAAAAATCGTCTTTTTCGGGGAATGTGACTTCTACTAAGTCTTTTACTATATCTTCTTGGTTATCCATTATCTTTACCACCAGTGGTCATTCTATTTTTCAATTCACGATATTGTTTATCAGACAGTAAAGTTGCATATTCTTTTGCTTCTCTTGTTGATATCTGATAATAATCTTTAATTATATCGAGTTTTTTACTAACATAAGGTTTACTCCATTTGGAAAACCTTTGCCTTTTCCTAAGAGTATTTAGGAAAAACATGTACTGAAGACGGTTGTCTAGACCGTGTCTACAGTTCATTTCGTTAGTAAGAAAAACAGAATCTTGGTGATAAGATAATGCTTTGTTGGTTAAGAATGGTTGATATGATTTCTCTTCGACCTCATCAACCATGAGGTCTTTTTTGTCGTAAGAGACCGACTTTACAAAATCGAATGGATTTCGTTTAGACATTAGTTATGTCTTATGTATGAATCTACAAGTTCTTGACCTTTCAATGGTGTTCCAAATATAACTGTTTCACCGTCTGAAGTTGTTCTTCTAACGATTTCACTATTATATTGGACATCTAAAACAGATTTACCATCTGCAGTGTCTTCGGGTCTAGTGTCATACCACATTGAACTAAGTGAATGTGCATGAACTGATTTAACAGTCTTAGACCATTCTTCAGCTGCAATCAAATCTCTTTGGTATTGAACTCTCTCGTCATATTGTGTCATGTGTTATCTCCATCTCTATACTTAATCCTTGACTTGTCAAACAATCTATTTGCCTGTCTTTGCATAGACCTTTCGATTGCTTGGTCAAACCAATTACGAAACCATTGTCTGAGTTTACCCATTTTTGAATTTACACTCTGACATGATTTCAGTTAAACATGCAACGAAATTGATTTCACTATCCATTGCAAATGCAGATTTGTATTGATAATCTGCAATAATCAAAACACTTGCTGGAACACTAGAAGGTTCTAGTCTTTGTTCAAGTGTATTGAAAACTTTTCTGAACAAGGAATCGAAATCATTGTCTGAGTTTTGTGCAACCCATTTTCTCATTCCAGTCCAGTTCTTTTCTTTCATCATATCAATGAGAGGTGTTAGTTTCTCTTCAGCGAGTGTTGCAATAAGACCAGTGTCTATTACACCACCAACACCATAACGTTGTACCTCATTGATACACCTTCTGAAATCGGGGAAGAACTTTAGTATAAGTTCAACCAGTACCTTCTCGTCAAATTGTATGTTCTCTGTTTCACATATCTCTTTGAGTCTTTGAAGGAAGACACCAGCAAGTTGTTGTTTATCACTGGGTCTCATTTTGAAATCTATAACAGTGGTTCGTGAATGTAGTGGTTTGATAATCCTATTCTTGTAATTACAAGTAAAGATAAACCTACAGTTCGAAGAGAACTCCTCTATGAAGTTTCTCAAGGCAGGTTGAACCGAGTCTGCAGAAATGTAATCTGCTTCATCAAGGATAACAACCTTTGACCCACCACTAAGTGAAACTGTAGATGCAAAGTTTTTAATTTTAGTTCTTAAGGTATCAATCAAACGACCTTCGTCTGACCCATTGATTACTATAAAGTCTGCATTCATTTCGTTACAAAGTGCTTTTGCAATTGTTGTTTTACCAACACCAGCAGAACCACATAACATGAGATTTGGTATCTCTCCCTGTTTTACAAATTCTCTAAAAGTATTCTTAATACCCTCGGGTAGTATCGTGTCCTCAATTGTTTGAGGACGATACTTTTCTACAAATAAAAACTCTTGTTTCATAATAAGAAGTTAAAACCCCTCCGAATTAACTGTCATAAGAACCCTTGAAGATTGATGAGATGTCTTATGTCCCGTATGCATTGCAGAGACTAGCACAATACCTACACTATTATATAGGTTAAACATTGTATTTTGAATCAGGCTCCAATGCAATAAAATATTCTAAATCCACATCTTTGTTTTTAAAGTGTGAGATTCCTTTTGACGAAACTAAAACTTCATAGTTTCCGTCCAAGACTTTAAGGTTCTCAATCTTAAAGTTCATAGTGTATGAAACACCATTTCCTTCACCCACGATTCTTGAGAATGTGTTTGAAGTTGAATTTTTCTTATCAGTTACTTCCAACTTGATTGTTGTTCCATCACTTGATAGGATTAAGTCACCTACACCTAGAACACTAGCTGCTTTCTGCAACTCGTTTAGAAGTGTAGAAGAGATATCAATACCGATTTCTGCATCAGGCATTGTTATCATTTTTTCGGGTGAAGTCACCATACCTTCACTTGCATAGAAATATGCAAGACTTGAATTGTTGTCTGCAATTGTTAAACTTGCATCACCAAATTGAAAGTCGGGGTCGTCCAGTAAACTGGTTGCACCTAAGAATTCAGGCAGATTGTAGATACTGAAATCTTGAGGAAACTCCTCAGATACAGTTGCAACTGCAAGAATGTTTTTCATATTAGAGATTGTTTGAAGTGTATTACCACT